GGCACGCCGACCACGCTGGACATAGACGACTTCACAATCAACATCAGCAACAAAGACCGGATCACGCTCACATGGTCCGCGAGCGGTGGGAGCGGCACGCAGACCATCACGATTGCGGCGGGCTCGTTTGTGAGTCTATCGACGGGGCTTCCGAGCCCGGAGATTGTGGTCACGCTGAATATCGGTGCCGTCTCCACCGGCGGCAACCGTTCCCGCATCCGCGATGGGATGAGGCGGAGATGAGCAAGGGAATGCAAAGCGAGGTATGCAATGAGTAAGAAGCCAACAGGAGGCCAAGTAGGCAGACCGAGCAGGTTCACTAAGGAACTGGCCGTGAGCGTGTGCGAACGGATTGCGTGCGGGGAATCGCTGCGAGCGATCGCAAGGGATATCGACATCCCGCCCAGCACGCTTGTTGGCTGGTTCGTGGATGACGTCGAGGGCGTGTTCAAGCACTACGCCCGCGCTCGCCAAATCCAGGCGGAGGGGTTCTTTGAAGAACTCTGCGACATTGCCGACGATGGCCACAACGACTGGATGGAGAGGAACGGGTACACGGTGCCCGATCAGGAGGCTATTCAGCGGTCAAAGCTCCGGGTCGATACCCGCAAGTGGATTCTGGCTCGTATGGACTCGAACCGATACGCAGAGACCAGCAAGCAGGAGCATTCTGGTGCGGGCGGTGCGCCGCTTCAGATCATTATCAACCGGCCGGGTAGCGGGGAGGACGATGGGGGCTGAGGCGATCCAGTACGATCTTCTGCCCAAGCAGGACGCGGCGATCTTCTCGACCGAGCGGCACGTTGGCTACTCGGGCGCGGTGGGTGCGGGCAAGTCCCGTGCGGCCTGCATTGACGCGGTGATTCACTGCGCCGGTCGGCCCGAGACTCGATACGGGCTATTCCGCAAGACGCTGGTAGGGCTTCGCAAGTCCACGCTGAAGACACTGGTAGAGGGCGACGGCAAGGCCCCGCCCGTGTTGCCTCACGGCTCGTTTAAGCACAACAAGAACGACTGCGAGATCAAGATACATGGCGGGGGGTCGATCCTCTACAGTGGCGTTGAGACACCCGAGGCGGTACGCTCGATGAACCTGAGCCGCGCTGGTGTGGACGAGGTGACTGAGTTGTCATTCGAGGACTATTCCGCGATTGATGACCGCGTTCGTCTTGAGGTGGATGGGATGCCTTTGCAGGTGTTGTCATTCACAAACCCGGCCACCCCGTCGCACTGGTATGCCAAGATGATGGGCCTGAGCCCAGAGAAGCAGCATCCGGACCCGGATTGCCGGATCATCCTGACCAAGACCAGCGACAACACCTACCTGCCTGATTCCTACATCAAGTCGTTCGAGCGGCACGCGGGCACGACCTACTACCGCCGCATGTTCTTGGGCGAGTGGTGCGGTACGGACGGCCTGATCTACCCGCAGTTCAGCCGGGATCGGCATGTGCAGAAGATTGACACCACGGGCTGGGAACAGTTGCTAGGCGTGGATGACGGCGTTGTGCATCCGTTCTGCACCCTCGATTTCCGAATCGGGCCAGATGACCACATGCACATCACCCGTCAGGTCTACGAACAGGGTATGGCGAGCGACCAGAAGCGGAAGGCGATCAAGGCGATCAGCGACGGTCAGCCGCTCGTGGTCGTGGACAGCGCCGCCAAAGACCTGATTCTGTCGCTCCAGCAGGACGGCATTCGGGCGATCGGCTGTGACAAGGGGCAGGGGTCGGTACTGCATGGGATCAACCTTGTGCAGACGCTACTGGCAAACGATCGGCTGACGGTCGATCCATGCTGCACGGATGTGATTCGTGAGTTTGAGACATACGAATGGGCAGCGAACCGCGATGGGCTCAAAGACGAGCCCCGCAAGATGAACGATCACGCGATGGACCCGGTTCGGTATGTGGCTCGCTGGCGCATGGAGCAACGCGGCCTTCGCGTCATGGGCAGCGACCCGAGCGAGGCGAAAGAAAAAGAGGCGGTGCCAATGGGCAACTACTTCAACGATAAGCGGGCAAGCGACCCGGATTGGGGATTTGATTAATGTTCGGACTCACCCGCAAAGCCGCCCCCAAACAAGACCGCATCGTCGATCAGCCGTGGATGGACCAGACCATCACGCGGCAAGAACGCCTGCGCACCCACTATTCCCGTAACCCAGAGGTCGAGGAGTACATTCAGCACGCGGTAGGGGTGTCGCACAACTGCGCGGCCCTGAATGCCACGGTCTGCACGCACGCGGTTCTTCGGCTCTTCAAGCGGGCAGGGGCACGCACCAACACCCGAGGTGGGCGGGTAATCGGCTCCAAGTCTGCCGCGATGCTGGATATGAAGGCCGGGCGGTACGGTCGCAAGCTCGCGGACTTCACCAACGGCGGTGCCGAGATGGTGGAGGTCGTGGATCACCCCATGCTGGATCTCATCAGCAAGCCCAACCCCATGTACCCCGGCGAGTCGATGACCTGGCTCCGGTGGTATTACGACTGGGTGTGTGGCAACGCATACGACAAGGTGCTGTTTCAGGGCTCAACCCCGGTGCAGTTGTCCCCGCTGTTCGCGCAGTATGTGCGGGTGACGGTGAGCGAGGCCGGCGAAATCGGGTACTACTACGGGAGGTCAAACGAGCAATGGGGACAATACACGCCAGACGAGGTGATTCACTACAAGCTGCGACCATCCTTGTTTACGCCCCTGTACGGCATGGGTGCGATGCACGGGATTCTGCCGTATGTGGATTTGATTACCGACACGCTGATTCACGACGTTTCGCTCGCCAAGAACGGGATGCGACCCGACTTCATGATGAGCGTGCCCGAAATGACCAGCGAGGACCAAATCAAGAAGTTCGAGAAGCGGTTCGCGTCCAAGTTCCGGGGCGCTGGTAACTGGTACAAGGGCCTGTTCGTCAAGGGTGATGCGAAACTGACCCCGCTGACCTTTGCCGAGAAAGATATCCTCTCACTCCCCAAACAGGAGAAGGCCGAGAAGATCATCCGTGAGGCGTTCGGGCACAACGAGTCCATGAACAACCCCGGTGGGCAGACCTACAACGGGGCTCTGGTGGGGTACTCGGATCAGTTCTTGGGCGGCACGATCGAGCCTGCGTTGCAGCACGACGCGGCGCAGAAGAACGAGCGGCTCCTGCCGATGTTCGGGCTCGACCCCGATGTGTACTCTTTTGCCTATGACCCGCTGGTGACCAAAGACGAAAAGGCCGAGGCCGATGTTCTGCGTCTGGACTTTACAAGCGGGCTGATTACCGCCAACGAGTACCGGGTGGAGCGCGGGCTTGAGAAGTTCGATGACGAAATGGCGGACGCCCTGCTGTTCAACGGACAACCCTTGGGCCAGAGCATGGCGGCTGATCCGTTTGCGGGGTTGTTTGGTGGGGGCTCCTCACGCCGCGATGAGGCCGACAGCGACCGAGACACCCCACGACTCCCCGAAGGACAGCCAAAGCCTGCACAGGCCGACGAGCAGCCTGAGGGCACGGTTCCTGTCGAGGGCGTGGCGCAGCCAGCCACGATCGAAGAGACCGCACTCAACGGTGCCCAGATCGACAAGTTGGTCGAGGTCGCTCTGAAGATCAGTTCGGGCGAGCTACCCAAGGAAGCGGGCCGGGCGATCATCCTTGCGGCATTCCCCGGCATCCCGCCCCAGAAGATCAAGGCGATCTTTGCCGAGTTGGACGAGGGGAACACAGAGCCAGATCAGGTGCAAGACCAAGACCTTGCCAAGCGCATCAAGGCGTATCGGTGGGCACGCATCAAATCCATCGTACTCGCCCTCGAAGCCCCCCAGTGGCGTGACTGCGACGACTGCCGAAAGGCCAAGGCCGACGAGGTTGCACCCGACCCACGGCTGCGTGAAGCCCTCCAGAAGTTCCAGGGCCAAGTGCAGGGCGTGGCGTTCGATACCGTCAGCGATATGCAGGAGGAGGCGTTGAGAGCCGTCTATGCGGGTCGCACGCCTGACCTCAAGCCCCTCGCCGACCAAGCCGCGATCGAGTTCAGGGAGGTCATGCGGGACATCGTGGACTTCGGCGTGCAGAACATCCTCGAGAATCGCGGCAACGTGCTGGGTGCAACGACCGTTCCCGATGAGGCGTTCAACATCGCTCCCGAGCGGGCGCTGCGTTTCCTCGATGGGTACACGATCGAGTTGGCCAACGACATCGCGGGCACAACGGCGGACATGGCCAAGCGTGCGGTTGAAATCGGGCTTGAACAGGGCATGAGCATCGGGGACATCGCGGATCAGATAAGCGGGGTTCCTGAGTACCGGGCCGAGGCAATCGCACGCACCGAGACCCAGCGGGCGGTGCAGGCGGGCTCATTTGAGGCAGCGAGCGCTGTAGGCGCCAAGGCCAAGAAAATCATTACCGCGCCGGGTGTTCGCAAGTCGCACGCAGCGATCGCGGCCAAGGGGTACATCCCGATGGATGAGCCATTCGCCAAGTCGGGCGAGACCCTTGGGGGCGAGACATTCACGAAGGATGTGATGATTCCCCCGCTTGGCGTGAACTGTCGGTGCGGGCAGGTCTTCAAGTTTGAAGGGGAGGATGATTGATGACATTCCCATGCATGATCCAGTCCGGCACAGGAGAAAAGCCATGACCCAAGACACCATCATCCACCGGCTCAAGCAGCACCCCGGCATTCACGACGAATCGACCGTGGGTGTGGTATCGTCGTTTGGCAAGGGGGCCGAGGTTGTCACCAAGGACAACACGCGGGATATCCTCGTCACGGCCAACACTGGGGATATCGACCTCGAGAATGAGGTTGTGATTCCAGGGGGTGCCGACACCACCTACTTCGACCGAAACGGCATGATCTTCGCAGACCACAAATACGACCTCGAACAGGTCGCGGGCAAGATGCGACGACTGGATAAGTACCCCAGCGACACCGATCATAAGTCATGGCGGGTTCGTGCGACGGTGGCGAACAACCCCATTGGAAACACGGTGATGACGATCGTGCGGGAAACCGGGCAGATCGGCGTGTCGATCGGGTTCGTCGCTAAAGACTTCGGCCCGCCCGATGAGGCCGAGAAGAAGGCGTACAGTAAGGGTGGTCAAGCGCCCCGATCGGTCGTGCGTGAATGGGACTGGTTCGAGCTGTCGTTTACGGCCCTTCCCTGCAATGTGGCCTGCCAGTCAATGGCGGTGACGCAGGGCAAGAGCGCGGACATGATGGACGCGGTAGACCGTCTGGTGACCAAAGGCCTGATCGACCGCAACTCAGCGCACCTGCTGGGTATGCCGATCACACCCGAGCGGAAGTTCCACGCGGTGAGCGATCCACGGCCAACGGTCAAGGTGTTTGAGTGGGGGTCGGTGGGGCTTCGGTAGTGTGAAGTTGTCATAAACCAGATTTATACACACAACATATTCCATAAATCCTGTTGACACCACAAGATGGTTAGGGCACAATACGGGTGCATGGAGTCGGATCGCGGCGAACCGACCAAATCCGGCTGCTCTCTGTGGTGGGGGGCAGTCGTTTCAGACAGGGCATGGTGTGCGGGGAGAGCCCGCAACGGCTGAGTATGCCCATGAAACACCCTGACCCGAGTTGTTGGCCGGGAACGGCAGAGCTCGGTTTGTAAACTGAACGGCTAAACCTGAGATCAATCGCGGCGGCGCACCGGCCAGTGCAGCCCGCAACCTGAGATCAATCGCGTAGCCCGGACGGTTGTGGTTTTCATACACCCACTTCCCGAAGGAGAAACGCGATGAAGTGGAATCAGAAGAGCCTGCGTCGAGCAGGCAACCAGGTTGCGAAGGCCGTAGGCGAACGCGACTTTGAAGGCAAGAGCGCAGATGAGTTCGTGGCATGGCTCAAGGGCCTCTGCGAAGACACCCCCATTACCTACAACGGACTGATCGACAACAGCGAGTTCGATGCCGACGCGATTCGCAAGGCATGGAAGGCTGTGACCATCACCCCTGATGCGGGTGAGGAGATCATCGTCAACGAGCCAGATTCGGTAGACACCGAGGCGATGGACGAGGACGAAGAGGTCAAGATGTCCGACGAAGAGGATGAGGTCACCAAGGCCTACAAGCAGCTTCGCAAGGTCGTCGAGAAGAACGGCGGATCGGTCAAGAACTTCCCCGGCCTTAAAGGTCTGACCCAGGCCGCATCAAGCAAGGCGTACCCGTCCAACGCTCGCAACGCGGGAATGGTCGATCGTATGGCCG